TAAACATTTCCTCTAGGTTCTGTTCTTGCCAAAAAGATTTCATTCTGTGTCCTTCTTATCCATATTTGTCCTTTTGATTCTGGCGTTGCATTTGTATTCCATGACGTTCCTTTATATTTCCCATCCAACGAACATACGTACAAAGTGTACATCTTGGATTGCGTTTACGCCATCCTGCTCTACCTCTTTTGCCCACTCTCTTCTTCTTCATCGATTTTTCCTCGTAGTTTGATTATCCAGACCTGACTTCCGTCTGGATATTTCTTGTAAAAGGTGGTCTCGTTTTTATACTTTACAGGTCTTTTCCTATTGTCTCTGCGTACCATTGCTTGATCTTCTGCTCGGCTAAAGGATACCAATCTGATACTTTTTCCTCAAACACTATAACTTCATTATCAGCAGGAGCCATTACTATGACAATATTTTCGATCTTTTCACCAGTCAGCTCTTCCCAAGCTGTAGCGTAAAAAGTACCCTGAATAAAATAACTATGTATATACTCGCGTTTCTTTACTCTACGCGATGTCTTCCAGTCAAGGACTGAAGGTTGACCTTTCCATTCACCTATGCAATCGGTTCGTCCTGCGACCCTGAGCTTATGCGAGTAAAGAGCAATCTCTAATCCTCTTATGTTATCCAAATGTTGGTCTATCTCACCCTGTATCTTCTTGAAGTCCTCAAGGTGGATAGGCATTAAACCACGGTTATAATCTTCTTCGTTGTTGATATAGTTTTCAACGACTTGGTGTACACTGGTGCCTCTTCTGGACGCCTGCGTTGATATTTTATTCGCTTCTTTGGCTCCGACCCTTTTTCTCCATGCTTTGATTCCTTCCTTTGAGTAGTAGGAGAGAATACTTGTGATGCTGGGGTAACAGATGTCAAACGTTTCTCCACCATCCGTGTAAGGTATGATGTAATGCCGCTTTCCATCGATGTTCTTAGTATTGAGATCGGATAGTTCATTGTTTATGTGCGTAAAGGTCATAGGTATTTAGGGGAATGGAAGGGGCCACAGAACGTGACTCCTTGTCTAATTTAGCAAGTAAAGGGTTTTAGTTATTACAAAATCATAACATATTACCTAACGTATTCTTCTGGTGAGGAATACCACGAGCCTCCTTCACTGCATCTGCCTTGTCGTAGAATTTCTTCTGCTGTCGGAGAATGTCTTTGAAGCTTTCGTCTGGGCGCATTTTTGTCAGACCAAAGCCAGGGGCGAGTGCAGGGACTCCAATAACTTGCTTTGGGTCACAGTGACCATGACCATTGATATCACAGTTAGGTGGGTTCGGTGGATTATTCCTGTCGTCCATGTGTACAGACTGCTCCCACTCTAGACCACAGGATTCACATTTGTAATCATAATAAGGCATACGTTTTACTTATAGAATAGGTGTACATCAATTTGAGCTACTCTGCTCCTAGTCTTTGACCACTTAGGGAATTTCTTCATATAGTCTGCGTGATACCACAACGCACCATCAGTGATGTCAGCGTGGTCATGATTATAATAATCGTTTACAAAATAATGAGCAAACGTTGTAATATCCTTAAACGTATTCTGATGCTGTATTGCGTCAGATTTTCCGTCGCAGTACCATGAGAATTGGCATCTGTTCCTCTGAGGAACTTGTGCCTTAAGGTTTGAGTTGTAATAGTGTCTCCCTTCGTAAACCACATCACAAATGGTTGAGGGAAATCTTTCGTTCTTTACTCTGTTTAGTGTAACTTGTGCCACGGCCATCTTACCCGCGGTGGACAGTGAACGAGCTTCGAAATATATATTCCGAGCTAGGCAATCTATTTCTTCATCTATTACTTGTTTTGCCCTTATTGGTTTAAAGATGGTATTAACAACCACCTTGTTGTTTTCTACAACCTTGATGGCTTTCGCCGTGTCTGTACTATTCCCACTAATGATAGGTAATATTAGTATCAGAAGGGGTGTTAGCAATAAGTATTTTATCTTCGTTTTCAGCATAAGCTTCCTGTTCTGGCTTCAAACAGTCTAAAGGGTCTATTAATTTGGTAGCCACGAGAAAATCATTTTCCCAGTTCGGCTCCATATTGCATTCTTGCACCAACTCATCCAACAAAGTTCTTTGTCGGGCATTGTATTCGTTGATGTTATTGAACACCCAGACTCCATCTTTCGGAGTTCTTTCGTTCATGAAACGTATACCCTCTATTAGGTTTCCAACACAATTTTCAGCGTTGAATAATACAAATCCATACTCATTGTTCTTGATCTTTTCACTCTCATTATAAAAAAATATTCCTGTTTGAAAGCGTTCATAGAATTCGGCGTCATCCATTGGATAGTACAGAAAATGAGCTGTGTCCTTGTAGACAGCAGTCTGATACAATTCTTGTAGTATCGGCAATGAATCGCCGTTTGACCTAGCAGTTTTTGTACTAGGATATCCAAGTTCATCTGGTGACATCATACGATATTCATAACTACCGTAAGGGTCTACAATAATGAACAACTTTTCTTTTGGGGCTGATTTAAGGATGGTGTGTGCGTAGTCACCTGTCCCTAACCCTATCTGGGCAAAAAGCCCCCTCACTATATGATTTCTGACTATTTCAGATAATCTTTCATGCGGAGTTTTTCTCCTGTCCAAGGTCACTGACATTTACATTACCATGTGGAATTTTGATAAAAGGCAGTTTTCCAGACTTAGATAAATCACGGATAACTGAGTATTGAAAGTCCAGATTGCTCAGTTCCTTGTTAACTGACTTACTGGACTTCATAGCCTTGCGTAAACTCTTTAGTTCACAGATAATACTGTCAACTTGTTGTTTCGCTTTCTTGTTGTGGCGTTCCGTCATTCTGAGGTCTTTCTATCATACTGCTTAGGAGTGAAGAACATTGTAACGCAGACTGTAGTGACTTTAGGGTCTCTACAATCCCATCAATATCTCCCTTTTCCATAGCGGTGGAAAGCTCTAATCGTGCTTTCTCCGCTGTAGCGTTAAGTTTCGCCTGAGTGGCGTTTACAGTCAATTCAATTGCTGCCATTTTGTCTCCTATTTAGTGGTCTTGGCGCTCGTCTTTGGGCCAGGCTTTGGTTTTGGTACTTCTGGGTCAAGGAGTTTTAGTTCCTCAGCCGTAAACATATCCTTAAAGGCATCTACGACACACTGGTCATATAAGCCAGGCCATTTGTCACGCTTTTTGTCCTTTAGGTTGACCAAGCATTCAAGCTCTTCTGGGTCCAAAGTTTCAGCGAGTTCGAAAAAAGCACGTTCGCGTTGAATATCGTTCAGCGCTTCGCATGTAGTAGTACCAGAGATGAACTTATGCAGATCATTCAGTTGATACAAACCAGTAGAAGGCGTACCTTCAACCTTTTGAATTTGGTTGATCACAGGGACTTTTCCTCGTGGTAGTTTAAACGTGATGTTCGGGTGGAGAAGTGCCTTAAGATAGATTTTCAACCCAAGGTTTTCGTTGAGTTGGAGAATTTTTACTTTCTCGTCATGAAACTTCTCATTACTTACCTGTTCCAGTACATCTGGAATGGAAAACCTTACATCATCTATTTTGATTGGTAAATCCATAATATAATCCTATATTGTTTCTGGGATATCTACAAAGAAATCTTGTACATTTTCCTGTAGGGTGCCCAGTCGTTTTGTTATCAAATAATCAAGAATCATTGAATTGTGACCCTTAACCTGCTTCCCAACATAGTGGGATTTGATGTTGTTTACAACCGCTTCGGGTTGTTTGGTCAGGTCTATCATCATTTCATTACGACAATAGTTCCTGTAGAGAGTTTCACTGAGAACCTTCTTGGGTTCAAACTGTTTCCACTCTGCAAATCGTTTCTTGGATAGAGGTGTCTGTCTGCGACCCTCTACGAACACCTTATCATCTGATAATATGTTCGGGACACCGTCACCTGTGTCTCCATAGTATATTTTTCTTTGTAAATCATTCTTTTCATTGTGTTCCACCCATTTTTTCAACATTGGGTTGTACTGTTTTACGTATTCATTATGTAGTTGAACAAAATCGCCATCAGACGAAACAATCACAATTTTTCCATGAGGAGCCTTATATCCAGCCCACTCTTGACACAGTACAGCAATGGAATCATCCGCCTCACATCCATCTACGTGAAGGACGCGATAGGGGAAATTTTCCTCTATTTCATCTTTGATTTGATGCATCCAACCAAATAACCGATTCCAGTCTAGGTCATCTGAATCTCGTTTGTGTTTTCTATTGGCTTTATATTCGGGGAAAAACTCTTTCCGCCAGTTGTTCGTTCCGTCATAACATAGGAACATTGTGGGGCCATAATCTTTTTTGAACTTATTCAAAATATTGCGATACGAGTTCAGTATCACATGACGAACAAACTGCTCATCATCCAAGTTTCCCTGTTTGTGTGCCACCATTAAACTGGCGACAGATATTTGGGTTGCGTCTACAATAATCAATTAACTAATTCCACCTCTGGTTCGGGTTGTGGTTCTTCTGCTACTTCCTCCGCTAGTTTAGCGGCGTCTTGTTGGTCTTTCTGGACCAAATACGCTTTTAGAAGAGCTTCCCATTGAGGTCCACGATTCTTCCATGAATAGAAACGGTCTGCGTAAGCTCGTCCAAACTTCATTGTATCGACCGCTCCACCAGAATAGAAGGTGTTCATTGAATGGTCTAGAAGTCCTGCGAGTCGCATCACGTGTTCTTCTGGTGTGCCTGGCTGGTCATAACAAATACCGCAGTTCGCGATAGTTTCTGGTAACGCTCCGTGAGCAGATGCAATAATCATATTACCTGCGTACATAGCTTCCATCACCGCCATACAAGAAGTCTCTTCCCAGATGGACGGATAAGCATAGATGTGGTTGGTCTTGAGGAAATCACGTACCTCTTCGTTTGGTATTACTCCGTGGTTCTTGACCCAATCACATTCTGCGATAGCATCAAACAGTGGTTTGAATGGTTTGTTGTTGTCATCAAACCCATAGATGTCAAACCCTGAGAAAATATTTAGTGTGAAGTCTGACCTTCTCTGTCTCAGAGCACGACACGCTTCAAATAGAATACCTAGTCCACGTTGTGGTGTGGATGTGTATGAAATGTTGAAGTGTGGAGTTTCTGGTTTTTCCCACTTGTCTTCGTCACAATCACAGAATTCGACTGCGTTGTGAATTGTTAATATTCTGTCATTAGGAATATTATAGTTGTACCTCTGGAACATTTCTCTTTGCCAGTGAGATACGAATATAACCTTTTCAATCCTATCTGACTCCCAATCATTGTCCCTGAGATGGTCGTACATGGGATCACTATACAAGTCTTGTATAATGTAAATGGTAGGCTTACTTTCATCAATAACCTCTTCCACCCACCTACTAACGATGATATTATATCTGTCACGAATTTCCTTTGGAACATTCCGAAATAGGTTAATCGTATAAAGTTCACTTCCACCTAGCGAGTTATACGCTGGATGAGTTTCATTTGAGTGCTGAGGTATTGTGAAATCATCTTCCCAATTATCCTTATACACCCGCTGTATATCTTTTGCCATTATTGTACTATCCTTGAAATAGGTTCACCTAGAGCGTCTTGAGTATATTGATAATCCATTATCTCAGAGTTCTCTAATTTACGAATCATTACCTCTGGTGCTCTCATACCAGTGGTTGTGTCATAGACGAATTCAAATCGTTCGCTTGTATCAAAATCCATTTCCATTTTGATATTCACCACCTTGAGGTCTTTAAGGTCAAAGTGGGCGTCCATTTTCTCCAATATTGATATTAACTGTATGCGTACATCGTAAGCATCGTTGGAGTTCATTTACTGTACCAGATTAAATGTTTGTGGATACGGTAGTTGACTTTGTCCACAGGTGAAAACTCTTTTAAAGCTTTCGTAAGACCACGTTTTGGTAGTCCGTTCAAAATGAACTTCGTGAAGTTCTCTTTGCCAACTTTACCACGCATGGAACACTTGTACCATTCCATACTTGTGACATTCTTTAAAGTGGAACCTGAGAGGGTAAACCCTGAGATGGATTCGGAAAGGAAACGTTTGATATCACCTTTAGGAGTCACTGCCCATAGTTCTTTAGCGCCAATAATCTTGGCCTTCTCTAGACTCTTTACATCACCAATATCGACTGTCTCCAGCTTCGCTGTGAGCTTGCCGATGTTCCTATATTTAGTACCCTTCTTGGGACCTTTTTTTGACTTATGAATCTTCACAAACTGTTCTGCTTGGTTCTTCAGTGATTCAAAGAACAGAAGCAATGCATTTATTTGTTGAGGTTTCAGATGCGTATAAGCTTCGCAGAAGTCTTTGTCCAGTCCTTCTTTAACACAATAGAACTCCGCCATGTAAACACCAAGACGGTCTACTACAATCTCAACGTGTTTTGGTTTCGCTTTGGTTCCCTCAAGGAACTTGAACAGGTCATACTCACCTGAGTAGTTGTCATCTTCAAAGTCATCAACCCATCCGTCAATCTCTGACATTATCTGGGAAGCTTTTTCGTCAATACCTTCTTTAATGAGGACTGCGAACGACTTTTTGTCGGACTTCTCCTTGGTTTTTTCTTCACACTGCTTCAAATCGGCAATGTACTTGGCTTGGTCCATTCCACGCTTAATCCAAGACTGGAGTCGTGAGATGTATTTCCTTTCCAACTGGATACCATTTAAGTCCATTCTAGCTATCCATCCGTAAGAGTTCGGGATGAAGAACTTAGGTGAACGTTTAAGCAATTTGACTTGCCAATCCTTGTAACCATTCTCGCCTGCCCATTCTACCATGTATCTCAGTGCATCATCACATGACTTTGCACGAGAATACCAGTTCAAAGCTTCACTGAGATTGGTATCGCCTTCTGTGGGTTCTTTCCCATAGGCCAATTCCATTGTTAGTTGCTTTGTGTCTTTTCTCATTGTTACTTTCTTTAGTGTCTTTACTGTCATTACGCTATCTCGGCATTTCGTTGTTGTTCCTTGAAGAAACGTTTCATTCGCCGTAAGTTCACTTTACGTTTCTTACGGGCTAATTGTAAATGTAGAAAACTTGCTCGGTCTCGAAAGTCAATACCTTGAGTGTGGTCATACTCATGTGAAAATACACGAGCGGTAAACTCACCAAGGACTGTGTCAACTTCTTCGCCATGGATATCGGTATATTTCACACGAATGGTGGCGGGTCTTTTAACTTTGACTATAAGGCCAGGGTAGGAGAGACAACCTTCTCCAGCCAGAATGTTATCTGGACTGTAGGAAAGTATCTCAGGATTGAAGGCCACTCTATTCGTCATCTTGTCGCCATCAAATTCCTTGAAAGCAAAAGCTGACATATTGTAGCCCAGTTGGGAGGCAGTTAAACCTACGCCGTTCTGTTCATCCATATTACGAATGAGCATTTCAGCAAAATCTTCTGAATCGCCTTGAACGTATTCTACTTTTTCTAAAACGATACCATGAGTAGCGTCAAATTCTTCATTGAGGATGACTTGGTGGATTAAGTCACCATCATGTGCATAATTATTTGTCATAAATATATTATAGGAAATTTGGTTATATTACAATGCAGGTGCTTCGACATCTAGGATGTTCATATTATCCCAATCTGACGCAACTACAGTCCATTCCATTATTTCATCGTCTGGAAGGTCAATCCATCTCCACTCGCCAGTCCTACCTTCTTCTGTAGGTCTGATACAAGCTTTAACAGACAACACACCATCTGGAGTACCATCGACATTGATAACCTCCCAGAGGTCACCATTCTCACGGACACGGTTCTTTCCGTGTCGGTTCTTACCTTTAAGTCTAAGGATGTCTCCCAAATGAACTGTGCCTGTACCACGTAAACGTGTCATATTAAACTCCAATGAGTGTTTCACCTTCAAGTTTCATCCAACCAAAACCACGAAAGGTATGGTTACGAATGGAGCCGTGGTTAACGACACCAAATAAACTATTATTCTGTCTGTTCATAACTAAAGACCATGAACCTTTGTTCGACTTCAGTGCGAACCTAACGTTCTTATTACCTGTCTCAGTGACATCAACATTCTTTATTTCTTTTCCGTTCAAAACTATTCTCATTATTC